GTGATGCCAAACTTTATCAAGGCAGGTATATCGAAACCCACAATGTTATGGCCGATTGCTGTTGTAGTCTTAAACATGACCTCCTGAATGGTACTAAGGTCATTAGTGCTGTGTACCTCACCAGAGCCTACTACCGACCACGAGAAGACGTGTATCTTAGTAAGCCTATCTAGGAGGCCGTCTGTCTCAATATCGAATACAATTTTCATAGAGCCTCCATAGTGAATGTTGATGTGTTGAATAGCATGTCGCCCGCGTGTCCCTCCTCTGATGTTGGGCGGTTCTTTTCGATGATCAGGCGTGTTGTGTTCCTATCCATGAAGTCTTCCGCGTCTTTGTCTCGATCTAACCGAATGATAACAGAGGCACGTTGGCCCAGCATCTTACAGTATTTAACCTCGTTGTCCTCATTAGTGTGGGCGATGGTAATGATGCCCACGTTAAGGTCTGCTGCAACCTTAGACAACCTAACAGCTAACTCAGCTAGTAGGCCCTCCTTGTTCTGCTCTGAGCCAACAGAGATAACATCTTGCACAGGCTCGAACATAACGTAGTCACAACCATATGCTTCCTTGAACATCCGTATCTGTGAGATCAACTCATCAGCACCCTGACCATCCTTCATGAAGTATTGATAGTAGTTCTCGCTGTCTCCTAGTCGTTGGATGCTTGCTCGTACTTCATCAGTCTTACCCTTCTCCTCAACCAAGTCCTTGCGGGTCAGGTTGTCCTTGAGGTCATACGACACCAAGCCAAGCACAGAGCGTAGCTTAGTTTCCTCTAGGTGCATCGTAGCGAAGGTAACGCCACGCTGTAGGAAGTTCCATTCAAGGTATCTCATTAGCTCTGTCTTACCAATACCTGTAGGTGCCTTGAACACTGTGAAGTGCCCCTGCATCAACCCCATTGCCTTCTTATCGAAGTCTGGGATGCCCGTAGGGACATAGGAGTGGTCAGGCGTATCATCGAACAACTCTAGCAGATCATCTGCACTGTGTAGGATGTTGTCAGGCATGAAGCGCTGAGCGTTATACCACGCGCTCTTGTACTCACTAGCCTTGTTAGCCTGTAAGAACTCGTTAGCGTCCTTATAGAGCGTGTGATCGACCCTGTAGACCTTGTTAGGGAAGATGTTGTTGATCTTCTGTGCCACCTCATCACCAGCACCATCCTTATCAACACTTAGGACAATCTTTTCGAAGCTATCTAGCCACGGTATGACGTTCTCCCAGAATGCCTTAGATGGGTTGGCTGATGGTAGTGATACGACAGGTGTTGGGTAGCGTGAGCCACGACCAATCATCTGCCACGCTGACATAGCGTCAAGTTCTCCTTCAGTGATAGTAACCATCTTAGATGTACCAGCAACAAACAGGTTCATCCCAAACAACTCATCCATCTTACCAACAGCAGTGAAAGACTTAGGTAATCTACGTGTCTTCTTACTACCTGATGGGTAGATGTATTCTTGTTGGATCGGTACGCCTTCCCTAGTGCATAGGGTCTTGACGTTGTAGTGCTCCATCACATCCTGTGCGATACCACGCATAGGAACAAACTTGTATAGGCTCTCTGGTGGATTCTCTACTACCACCACTGGTGAATTAAAACCCTTATCCTCTAAGGGGTACTTGTCTAGGATTTCCTGATCGTATTTACGACCCGCCTTTGGATATGCGCTACCACAAGAATAACACACTCCAACCATCTTGACTGAATTATAAGCGAAAGCATCACTGCTAGGGCAATTCGGGCAAGGCTGTCTAGTTACTTCTGACATACTTAAGACTTCCTTATGTTTATATTAGGTTGTAGTTGTAGGTGTTACCCTAGTGCTTACTTAAGTTATACTAATAGATAACGAGATGGGAACAAATCGACATGCCCCATCCGAAACTTTCTTCGTATTAGTGATAAACACCAGACAACTGTTTCCGTAATGCAACAGTGGCTCTTGCCACCAATTCCCTCACTGTGTGTGTGGTTGCACTCATCATCTTGGCTACCTCTGGCTGCGTGTAGCCCTCAATGTATACCATCTCCATGACAAACTTTTGCTTGGGCGTAAGTGACTCCATTGCCCCGTAAATAACTGTTTTCATGTCATTATCTACAACATCTTCTGTGGTCATCTCCTCTACTACACCACCAGAAAGCTCTACCATATTCATTTTCCCATTACGTTCTGGGTTTAAGAAGTTCTTTAGGTAGCCACTGATGTATGGCTTTGCGAATGCTGCAAAGGATGTGTTGCGGGTGCTGTCGTGGCGTTCTGCTGCTTCACACAACCCAAGAGCCGCTACTTGTACCAGTTCTTCCCACTCTGCTTCTTCACTGTAGTGCTGTGAAGCTGCGCTGTAGGCTAGCGGTAGGTAGTCTTGGATGATAGTAGTTGTTCTTCCTTTTGGCTTATAGCCTCCTTTGTCTTCTAGTGCGACCTTTCCTACCACCAAGTTATCTGTTGGAAAGATGTCACGCCCGTTGAATAGTTTAACTTTCACAAAGTCCTCATCGCCATTTAGTATGGCCTGATCAACTTCAACTCGTCCGTATACGTCATGTTTGGTAATCATTAGAAACGACCTCGCTTGTCAAATAAATCTTCTGCTGTTTCGTTGTACTCTTTCCCCTTGCTCAATTCGATCTGGTCAAACAAAGATGTACCTTTCTTTAGCTTGGATGCTTCCGCTTCCTCTGGTGTGATGTTGTAGCTAGGGATTTTATCGAAGGTTGTTCGTGCCCCTTCGCGACACTTAGTGATCTTACCACCACCAGCCAAGTATGTGTCGATCAGGTCTTGATAATCTGATGGGTGGCTGTGGTCTGCGATGGTAGTATATTCGTTCACGTCTGCGTTCATGTAATAAGTAGTCATTTTGTTTTATCCTTCTGGGTTGAATGTGATCCATAGCATAGCACCAAGCCACACTACGAATACTACGCCGAATACGATTGCTATTCCAGTCATTGTGTTTCCTTTGTCATGGTGTCCTTGAAAGTATACCACACCTGTGTGATTGACGCTACGCCTATCGTCATGCCAACCAACGTGATGGGCTCGAAGGGAGACTGATCCCAAGAACCGATAGCTAAGAGCGTGTAGGAGGTCGCCAAAGATGATAGTATCAGTATTAGTTGCGATAAGATGCGGACGAATCTGTTCATTGTATTTCCTTTGGTTTAGGTTGTTGGGGTGGTGGCATCATTGGGTCGCATGGGTCATCCACAGGTGTTCCCACCGCCTGTACCTGTACCACTGCCCTCTTGGTTGCCACAGTTACCTTTATCCTTTCCATCTTTTCCTTTAGGTCCACGCTTGCCACGCTTACCGTCCTTGCCGTCCTTACCATCTACACCATCAGTGCCATCAGTACCGTTAGTGCCATCAGTGCCATCAGTGCCATCCTTACCTGCTGGACCTACTGGACCTACGTTGCTTGTTGAGTTGTCTGGGCCTGTGTCGAACATGATGGTTTTCTGTGTCTTGCGGCCATCATCACAGTACCAACGCTGGTGGATGATACCACCTTCGATTTGGATACCTTCAAAGACGTAGCCTTTAGCACCACAAGCCCACGCAGGTGGGTGCTGCTCAGGGCCAGCGTGTGCGGCTGCTGTTGTTGCTGTTGCGATTGTTAGGGCGATTGTTGTGATGATAGTATTCTTCATTGGTCGTTCTCCATTTGTGCGTTCTCGTTTGCTTGTTGTTGAGTTTCTTGGATCAAAATGTCGTATTCTGCCAAGTCCATGATAAAGTCATAAAAGTCTACATAGTTGTCCATTTGTTTATTCCTTTGCTGTTGTGGTTTAGATGAATAACTCAACTAGTTGGCGTAACGGTTGGCCTAAGTAAAAACCAGAGTCATACGCTAGTTCAATCAATTTTGATTCCCCCTCTTCTCTTCCCGTTGGGGTGAAGAAGGCACGACCTACAGCAACGAGTGCGTAAAGTTTTAGAATATCCATGATATTAGTCCTTTGTTGTTGTTGTGATTAGCATCACGACCCCAAGGCCGATCAGTGTCATGAGTGGGAATATTGTGATTATTCCCAAGACCCATAGGGCCATCACAAGCCCATCCACATTACAACCTTTAAGATGATTGCAATCAGGATCATAAGCGGTGCGGCTGTTACCATAAAGGCGAACAGCAATGATAGTAGCGGGACGACGATTTTCATTTGTCTTTTCCTTTGTTTGTTAAGTGTTGGATCAAGGCTTGCACTGATACCACTGTAAGGTAGCTAACGCTTGTCCAGAACATTATAAAGCTAATTAGGTACACGGGGTCACGCATCATAGCAACCACCCACTGAATAGCGCTGCGCCTAATAGGAGGCCCATCAAGGCCCCTGTGATTGCGTTCTTGATGTGTGTGTTCATTGTGCTGCCCCTTTGATCTGTAAGTATATACCTGCGTGGATGCCTGCAAGAAATGCTTTTGTTTCCTTAGCAGAACCACGATGCTTTAAAACTGTTGAACCCTTGTTTGTTGTCACTTGATAGCCGCCATAGTCTGAGCTGTGGTTAATATCTACGTCCAAGCCTGTTGCTTCTGCTACCTTAGAGGCCAAGTCTTCAAGTACTTTTGATGTGATGCGTGTCATGATAGTAGTCCTTTGTTTGTTTCTGTTGTTCATATACCCGCGCCATCATGGCCGAGTGTGAAGGCATGGGGCTTGCTGGCCCCTTTGTTGGCTTGGTTCCCATTATACTGTTGCAAAGTATTTGTTGGTTTCTTGCACGTATGTCCATGCAAAACCTTCAAGCGCTTCCTCTTTGCTTATCTCACGCATTGCCCCGATTGTTTCGTTCGGTGTGTCGTCACCATATTCCAAAGTGCAAGGCTGGCGTGTATCTGCGGGGACGTGAAGAATGCAAACCTGTTTCTTTGTGAACCCCATTGGTTCTACTACGTTGCGGTAGTCAATTTCGTCCATGATGTAAGAGGCTTCTAATTCGCCTTCCCAATAGCCTGTTGCCATCACTATGCCACCACTAACCAACCCCATCGATCTAGCGGTATCAACGTGGCGCATAAACTTTGCTACAATGTGAAAATCTGTATTGTTGTCGATTGCGAATATTACTTTATTGAACATGTTCTTATCCTTTGATTAATTGTTTACGGCTAACTGATAACATACGTCCGCCATGAGTACCACCACCACCAACCACATATTTGATAAAGGCCTTACCGCTTGTGTATGCTTCAGCATCTACTAAGCCTTTGCCGTATGTGTTGTGAATAACTTGCAACCCGTTGCGGATATGCTTGCGAACCTCAGTGCCATCAGCCTTTACGTAACCATTGACGTTCTTGACGTTCTTAAGGTTAGTCTTTGTAGATTGGTATATTGTACGTGTCATGATAGTATCCTTTGTTTGGTTTAATACTTTAAAAGAACCATTGAGTTCCTTTACGATATTAAATCGCCGTAAGTTTATCGTTTGCTTTTTACCACCCATACTTTCGTATCGCCCTTGCGGGGGATGATAACCACTACTACTTACGCCCCTTCGGTTCGACCTTCCCATAGCGCCTCTCTATGGGTGTTGAAGTGGGTCCGCGCTGTCCCCTAAGGGCGTCTGCTAGCAGCTAGTCGTTGCTGTTGATTAATAACTAACGATACCAACAAAGCATTGCAACAACTAAATGAAGATAAATGTAAATAAAATGATAAGCCTATGAAACTAAAGGGAAACAAATGTATACCACACCTACAACAACTATGATGTGCGTATGTGTACTATATACTAGTGAATAAAAAGTACCGTGCTATAGCGTGTTTATGTGTGTAGTAGGGCGCATATGCATAGCGTTAGGGGACGTTAGTAATCGTTAGGTAGCGTTACAGGTATATGGATAAGGGGAAGCGGATGGATGCTGTAGTGGTTGGGTGTATTTGACCATAACAATGATATAATGTAACAAGTGTTAACATAGGTACACGTTATGTTATACTGTAACAGGTAAAGTGTGACAAATGAGATACATGTGTGACACAAATATCACGAAGGGGGGCCAAGGGGGGTCGGGGGGTTGTCCATTCAAGAGAATTGCACCTAAACATTTTCTAACATAACTTTGGCTATTTGAAGGTGTTGCAGTAGGGGTACACTAAGCGCTGCTAAGCGCAGCTAATGACCACAAAAGGATACAAAAGCATACCACAGCTATACCACAACCTGTAAAGTATACAACAGAATACTGATGATGAGCTTAAGCCCTATACAAGGGTTGTGGTCTACCAACCCGATGGAACGTAGTGACTGAGGTTATGTACCACACTAAGGAGTCTTAGACCTTATAGTGACCTTTATGTCACACTTATACCACCTATTACAACTTATTTAAACTTTATTTCATCTTACCCATAACATTTTAGCTCTTTTTTGTTATCTATTAGTATAACTAACGTACAAAGTATAACGGTGGTTATCTTAACACTAGCTTATATTATTCTAGGTCTCAACAAGGTTGAGGATGGTGTAGTATAGGATTAGTGCCTTGCTATAGACTTGAGTTAGTTTACATTACACTAATGGGAGCTAACGTATATAGACACAAACGATAAAGGAATTCATTCATGGCCCTCTACGACTTCTCCTACACAAAGACGGACCAAGGGGTCATCCGTACAAAATCCCTCTTCTACGAACTAGATCATCAAAGTGACGCATGTATCTTTACGTTGAAGGAAGAGGCTATCGAACATCCGTCGGGTAGACCCTTGATGCCCATCGCTCAGATATTTATCGCTATGGCGGTTGATGATCCGACGGAAATAACTTTCTCAGACTATATCTTTGGTTCGTGGCAGGTGTGGGATAAAATCCGCAACTCCGACAAAAGACTTGTAGTACACATTGAGAGATGGCGTAAAGAAGCAGATGTTCGTCGTAAAGCCCTAGCATTTAGTGTTGTGGTAAACGAAGTGAAGAACGAGGGTAAGTCCTCCTTCGCTGCTGCCAAGTATCTTATCGAAGAAGGTTGGAACCCTAAAGGCCAAACCACTGATGCACGTAAGAAGCGCTCAGAGGCCCGTGAGACAGCACAGACAGCTTTCGAGCGTGAAGGGTTAACAGAAGACATGCAACGGCTTAAAGAGGCTGGTTTGCTCCCTAACTAGTATGCTGTGGCAGGTTTGCGGGTAACAACAGCTACCCTAGGCGTCAGTAGCGCAGTTACTTAGGGGTTCAATTCCCCTCCACTAGCACCAAACTACAACAACAATCCACCACTGGTAAAGGATTAAGAAAATGGCTAAAGGCCCTACAATCACGACTATTGCTTCGGGCTACTACAGCCGTACAGCACTTAACGACAACTTCACCAACATTGATGCAGCATTTGATAATACTCTGTCGCTTGATGGTAGTACACCTAATTCAATGCAAGGTGACTTAGACTTAAATGGCAATCAGGTTATTAATGGTGTTGGTAAGTTCAACACTTTGTATCTGGACAACGCCCTTGTTGGTAATCTGTCTACAGCATTTACCTTCCTTGGTGCATGGGTCACTGGAACCTCTTACAGCGCATATGATGTTGTAACTGACTCAGGTAACACTTATGTTGCCTTAGAGGCACACACAGCAGGCTCAACCTTCTCTACTGACCTATCAGCGGCTAAGTGGTCTATCCTTGCTGCCAAGGGTGCTAGTGGGGCAGGTTCTGGTGACATGCTTGCAGCTAACAACCTTAGCGATGTGGCTAACGCAGCAACTTCAAGAAGCAACTTGGGTTTAGGTGCAAGTGATAGCCCTACGTTTACCAACATCACACCTACTGGTACAGTAGACGGACGAGACCTTGCTGTTGATGGTGCTAAGTTAGACTTGCTGGACCAAGGACTTGCCACAACTGACAGCCCAACCTTTAACGTAGTGACTGCTACATCCTATGCTGGTGACGGTTCTGCTCTTACTGGTGTTGGTGCTAGCGCAACCGCTGGTGCTGTTGGGACTTACGCTTTCCTGTGGAGAGATAATGCAGGAGCAACAGAGGGGCTAACCTACTCAGGGACATTGTTGTTCTACGCAGTTATGAATGATGACAGCACTACAGCTGGTGCTACTGACGCCTATCGTGGCACAGGTCTTGTTAGGTCTAGTGTAAGCCCATCAGGGACGTGGCGTTCAATGGGCAGTGGAGGAACGATTTATGGAACAGCCCACGGACAAACAACACTTTATGTGAGGATTTCTTAAATGAGTATTACAATCACAGAAGTCCGCAATGCGGCAGCACTACAGTCGGACAACCTCAGAGTGGACGTAGAGATTAATCACCCAGACTACGGTTGGATACCTTACACACTAGACCCTGCTGACACTGACACAACTATCGACAACGATGCAGTGATGGCTCTCATTGGTGCTGACTTCGCAGCCTACGTTCCACCAACTCAGGAGGAGCTTGATGTAGCACTAGCTGCTAATATCCGTGGGGTTCGTAACGCAGCACTAGCTGCCACCGACTACATGGGCCTAGCTGACTACTCTGCAAAGGCTGGTGAGATAGAGTACAGGCAAGCACTGCGTGACGTACCACAGCAAGCTGGTTTCCCTAAGACACACACATGGCCTAATAGACCCTAACCATAGGATAACTCATGACCCCTGAAGACATTCGAATTAGAGCGGAGCAAGACTTAACGTTCTTTATACAACTTGTAGCTCCTACTCAAGTTCTAGGCAACTGCCACAAGGATGTCTTGTCTTGGTGGACACGAGAGAACTCTAAAGACTTCCAACTGCTACTGTTCCCACGAGATCACGGTAAGTCCCGTCTTGTGGCATACAGAGCAGCTTGGGAGCTTACTAAAGACCCTACTCTCCGTATCCTATATATTTCAGCCACAGCTAACCTAGCAGAGAAACAGCTTACCTTTATTAAGGGTATCCTAGACTCTCCTATCTTTCGTCGCTACTGGCCTGACCACATCAATGCTGAAGAAGGAAAGCGGTCCAAGTGGACTAACTCTGAGATTGCGCTGGATCATCCATTGCGTAAGAAAGAGAACGTCCGTGACCCTTCTATCTTCACTGGTGGTCTTACTACATCCTTAACTGGACTACACTGTGACATTGCTATCCTAGATGACGTTGTGGTAGCAGAGAATGCTCTCACAGCCGAAGGTCGTTCTAAGGTTGCCTCTCAGTACTCCCTGTTAGCCTCTATCGAGGGCGCTGACGCTAAGGAGTGGGTAGTTGGTACACGTTACCACGCTAAAGACCTTTATGACAACCTAATGAGCATGAAAGAAGATGTTTATGATGAGGATGGCAATCAGGTTAGCGAAGAGAACATCTACGAGATATTTGAGCGTCCAGTAGAGGACAGTGGTGATGGCACAGGCCAATTCTTGTGGCCACGTCAACAACGTAAAGATGGTAAGTGGTTTGGCTTTGATATAGCTACACTTGCTAAGAAGCGTGGTAAGTACCTAGACCGTGGACAGTTCCGCGCTCAGTACTACAACGACCCTAATGACCCTGACAACGTACCAATCGGCACTGACAAGTTTCAGTACTTTGAATCCAAGCTACTTAAACAGGATGGTGGTCGTTGGTCGTACAAGGGTAAGCGATTGAACATCTTCGCTGCTATCGACTTCGCTTTCAGTACTAAAGCACGAGCCGACTATACTGCCTTGGTGGTCATAGGTATCGACTCCGACAACATGGTATATGTACTAGAGATTGATAGATTCAAGACTACTAAGATTTCTGATTACTTTGACCACATCTTTGCTGCCCAGAATAAGTGGGAGTTCAGGAAGATGAGGGCCGAGGTCTCAGTAGCTCAGGTAGCTATTGTTAGACAGCTTAAGGATATGATTCGTGAGAATGGTATTTCGTTGTCCATTGAAGAGTTCCGACCAAACAAACATCATGGTAATAAGGAAGAGCGCATTGCAGCTATCCTAGAGCCACGTTACGAGAACCTACAGATGCTACACTATCGTGGTGGTAACATCCAATACCTAGAGGAAGAACTACAGTCTAGGTTCCCACCTCACGATGACGTTAAGGATGCACTGGCTACCGTAGTTGATATGGCAGTCAAACCCACAGCATCAAGTTCAATCAATAGACAGAATACTATATCTTGGTCCGCATCGCGGTTTCGAGCAGGAGGCAAATAAATGAGTGAAGTACTTACCATAGAGCATATGCTTGACCCAGACCACATTGCTGTTGAGATTGCAGATAAGTGGGTTGAGTGGAACATGTATCGCGAGTCTTGGAAGACACAAACCAAGGAACTTCGTGACTACTTGTATGCTACAGATACAACTACGACAGGTAACTCTATACTTCCGTGGTCCAACACAACAACTACACCTAAGCTAACACAGATTGCTGACAACCTACACGCTAACTACTTTGCTACGTTGTTCCCTCAGCAGAAGTGGATGCGTTGGGATTCTGCATCTCGTGATTCGTCATCTGTAGAAAAGATTCGTACCATTGAGTTCTATATGGTCAACAAGGTTAAGCATAGTAACTTCGTAAGCACTGTGTCTGATCTTCTTGTCGATTGGATTCACACAGGTAACTGTTTCGCTATGGTTGACTGGGAGATGAGCTACTCGAACAAGGAAGACGGCAGTACTACAGCAAAGTACATTGGGCCTAAGATGCACCGCATCAGTCCATATGACATTGTGTTTAACCCTGCTGCTGCCAGCTTCGAGAACACTCCTAAGATCATTCGTAGTATCAAGTCTCTTGGTGAACTTAAACGTGCTATCGACTCAGACCCTACTAACAAAGCAATGGCTGCTGCATTCAACAAGATGATGCAAGCTCGTTCCTCTGTAGCGTCTTCTGACTTCTCTGCTGATAAGTCTCAGGGTTTTATAGCTGATGGTTTCAACTCAATCCAACAGTATTACGAAAGTGACTACGTTGAAATCCTAACCTTCTATGGTGACATCTTTGACCACGAGTCAGGTGAGCTTATGAAGGACCGCGTTATTACTATCATGGATCGTGCACATCTACTAAGCAACGAAGAGAATCCTTCGTGGTCTGGTGTTGCACCTATCTTCCACGCTGGTTGGCGTACTCGTCCTGACAACCTTTATGCTATGGGTCCACTAGATAACCTTGTTGGTATGCAATACCGCATCGACCACCTAGAAAACCTTAAGGCTGACGTGTTCGATCAGATCGCTTACCCAATCATGAAGATTCGTGGTGACGTTGAAGACTTTGACTTCGAACCTGCTGCACGTATTTATCTTGGTGAAGAAGGTGATGTAGATTATCTACGACCAGATGCTACTGCACTACAAGCAGACATGCAAATCCAGATGATTGAGCAGAAGATGGAAGAGATGGCTGGCGCACCTAAGCAAGCTATGGGTATCCGTACTGCTGGTGAGAAGACAGCATTTGAGGTTCAGTCGTTGCAGAACGCATCCTCACGCATCTTCGAACACAAAGCTGCACACTTCGAACGTATGTTCCTAGAGCCAGTACTCAACACTATGCTTGAGGTTGGTCGTAGGAACTTGCAAGTACTCGAAGACATCAAGGTTACTGATGAGTCCACTGGAGAAGAGTTCTTCACAACAATCCAAAAGTCGGATATTGTTGGTAGTGGTCGTATCTCTCCTATTGGTGCACGTCACTTTGCTGAACGTGCTCGTCGTGTACAAAGTATCACACAACTTGCTCAGATCAAGGCACAAGACCCAACCATTGCCCCACACATGTCGGGTAAGGAGATGGCTCGTATCTTGGCAGAAGAGCTTGGTGAAGCTAAACTGTTCGGTGAGAACATTAGCATTGCAGAACAACTTGAGACTCAGCAAGCATCACAAGATGCTGAAGCAGATAACATGGAGAGTCTGGAGATAGCTGCGGAGCAAGGACGCTAATGCACACACACTGGATCAAAGGTTTAACTGGGGAAAAGAAAGAGCAACGGAAGGCTGAAGTTTTGGCCTACCGTAACGCCTTTGATGACCTCAGAGAAATTCTCGAAAAGCACTACCGTAAAAAGGATTGCATTCGGGACTACGATGTTCCCAACTGGGAGCTAAGACAAATCGCCGCGAATGAGTATAATGCTGTTCTCGACGACATCCTGAAAACCATTAACCTAACCGAAGGTAAATAAATGTCTATTTTTGAAGATAAGCCAACAGAAGCTCCAACCGAGGAGGCTGTGGCTACCGAGGCTACCACACAAGAAACCCCACCACAGGAATCTTTTGTAAGTAAGCTCGTAGAGACACGCGGTGAGAAGTGGGGAGACCCAGAAGTCATTGCTAAGGGTAAGCTGGAGGCTGATGCCTACGTCAAAACCCTTGAGGAACAACTCGCACAAATGCGGGAAGACCTTGGTAAGCAAGACTATGCGTCACAACTTCTAACCCAACTACAGCAAAAGGCACCGAATCCCACTGTCGGCAACACTGTAGAGTCCAATAATAATAATGAAAGTGGAACATACGCAGATGATAATACCAATCAGTCTGTGGATGACGAAACACTAAAGAGCCTTGTTGAGAAGACCCTGACGGAACGCGAAGCTAAAGCTACCGTAGATCAAAACCTTTCTGTTGTGGTAACACAGCTAGAGGAACTCTACGGCACAGAGGCCAATGCTACTGTCCAGAAGAAAGCACAAGAACTTGGAATGACACTTGAGCGGATTGAAGACCTCGCTAAAGAGTCCCCATCAGCTTTCTTTGCATTACTTGGTGAGAACAAAGTTCCTGCTAAGTCTTTGGCCCACACTAGTATCCGTACTGAGGGGGTTAACTACCAGAACACGGGCCAACGTGATTGGGCATACTACAGCCAACTACGCCGTGAAAACAAGAACGCGTACTACACACCCAAGGTTCAACAGCAACTGCTGGAAGATAAACAACGCCTTGGTTCTAAGTTTGGTGCGTAAAATCAACATATCTTTAGGAGACAATTAAAATGTCTATGAATACTTCAAACATGAGCTTGCTAACTCGCTCAGAAATCTGGTCAACAGAACTAAAAGACATCCTTCGCGACGAGATGATGGCCCAGCGCTACGTCAAGATGCTTGATGGCTTCCCTGATGGCGACCAGTTCACTATCCCTTCAATCGGCCAAGCACAGGTTGACAACTACGCTGAAGACACTGCTGTTGAGTACCGTCCGATGGACACTGGTGAGTTCACATTCACCATCGACAAGTACTTGTCTTCTGCTTCATACATGACGAAGAAAGCAATGCAAGACGCATTCTACTCTTCTGAAATGATGAGCCGTTTTGTACCTGAGCAAGAGCGTGCGATTATGGCACACTTCGAAGCTACTACTTTGGCTACTCCAGAGGCTGGCGTTACTGCCAACTCTAACGAAGCTATCGATGGTGTTGAGCACCGTTGGGCTGCTGGTGGTACTGGCGCGGTTATCAACGTTGATGACTTTGCACGTGCACGTTTCGCTCTTAAGAAAGCTAACGTTCCTGATCGTAACCTTATCGCTATTGTTGATCCTTCAGTTGAGTTCACATTGAACACATTGTCTACTTTGACATCTGTTGCGAACAACCCTAAGTGGGAAGGTATCGTATCTTCTGGTATCGCTACTGGTATGAACTTCATCGCCAACATCTATGGTTTTGACGTATATACTTCTAACTACCTGAAGGACGTTACTGATGGCGCTCTGAACACTGCTGCTGATGTTGCTGCCAACTTTAGCTCTGTTAATGGTAAAGCCAACTTGTTCTTCTCTGCTGATCAAGCTGCTACACCTTTCGTTGGTGCATGGCGTCAGACTCCTGATGTTGACACTGAGTATAACAAAGACTTCCAACGTCAAGAATTCGTGACTACTGCTCGTTATGGTGTAAAACTGTACCGTCCAGAGAACATGGTTCGTGTTATCTCTAAAACTAACGTTTAACTTAAAAGAATAGGAGACTTAATATGTCTTGGACTAACTCTGACGGTCTTACCGTCCTTATGCACGAAGAGCAAGGTGTTGCTAAAGACGGTGGTATCACTACTGTAAGCCCGATCAAGCACATCAAATTGAAGCTTGACCTTACTACTGACAAAACTGTAGCAGCTAATGATGTTGCAATCCCAGCGGGTTCTTACATCACTGACGCACGTCTTGTTGTTACCACTGCTGCTGCTGGTGGTACATCCATCAACTTCGGCCTTGCTAACGCTGCTGGTACAGCTATCGACGCTGACGGTATTGACGCTGCTGTAGCTACTGCTGCACTTGCTGCTAACCTTGCTGTTGTTTGCAACGGCGCTTTGGTTGGTGTTGCTGCTGGTGTTGGCGCTGCTGACGCTTATGTCACTACTGCTAACACAGGTACTTTCACTGCTGGTGAAGCTGTACTAGTTATCTCGTACATCGAAGTTTAAACTATTGGGCGTCCCTTCGGGGGCGCTCTTCCCACAACTAAATGGAGGCCAATATGGCAAACGTAAATCATAGTGTACTAACTGACCCATATCTCCACGAGCCTAAAGGTGCTGCTACAGCAGTTGCTGGGGCCGAGTATGTGGCTGATGGAGCAGGTTCAGGCAGTTGGATTCGTATCCAAGGCTGGTCACAACACGCTGATACAGACACTACAGTAGGCACACCTTCACAGAACATTGCTACAGGTGCACGGACTAAGTGGACCAACGATGGCGGCTCAACCCTAATCCAAAAACTCCCATCTGATATTGGCGCTTCAGGTCATATGTGGGATACAACTAACCATAAAATTACCCCTATCGCAGCATTTGATACCTACAGCATCCGCATTGGTTTCAAAGCTGAGAACTACGCTGGCACAGGCCCAGACATTAAAGTTGAACTAGATATTGGTGGTGGACTAGGTGTTATTGTTGCAACTACTGTGCCCCTACTAAGAAGTGGTGCACAACAATCCTGTCTCGTAACATTCCCCGTATTCGCAGGTTCAACCTTCATCACAAATGGTGGCACCATCTACTTGACCTACACAGGTACAGGTACTTGTGACATCTTTGCTAGTGACATTTTAATCATCCGTGAATCTAAGAACTATGTATAAGGAGTAGTCCAAATGGCTATCAAGAAGACGCTCCTAGAGATCGTCCAGAACATCCTCTCTGACTTAGACTCAGAGGATGTAAACTCAATCTCAGACTCAGTAGAAGCAGCACAGATTGCTAATGTCGTAGAGAATACGTTCTACAACATCGTTTCTACCCGTGAAATCCCAGAGCACCACAGCCTAATT